CCTCCACCATTTCCACTACTTCCACGATGTAACCCACTAATTACTTTTTCAGCAATAAAGCCACCAAGAAGGCCTACGCCAATACCAATAGGTCCTGCAAAAGAACCAGCTTCTGCACCAGCAGCCTCTGCTGCTCCAATGCCAAGAAACCTTCCAATAGCACCAGCGGCTCCACTAACTACGCTTTTTGCTCCTTTAAAAGCAACACCTGCAATACCACCAATAAGACCACTGGAGGCAAGAACAGCAAGAACACTAAGCCCAGCTTTACCTATGTTATCTGCCGCAATAGTTTCTGCTTTAGCAAGTTGTTTTACTGCATCATTGGCAAGCTTGCTACTTGCAAGAGTATCCGTCATACGTTGATTAAATTTAGATAGTAAACCAGCTGCCTCAATAAATCCTTGAGACATAGCTGGAGCAGCTGCGTTTTGAAGACCTAGTTGAGAAGCAAATAAATTGCTTTGAGCACCTTGAGCTGCGGTAGTTGCTCCAGTTTTGTTTGTGCTGGCACGGCTTAAATCGCCGCCTTTAGCAAATTGTTGCGCAGCTAATTGAAGAGCATTTCTAAGGTCTGAGTTTCCAGCAGCGGCAGCATCTAAGAAATTAGCAAGACCGTTTCCTGGTTGTAGTCCTATAGCAACTTCTTCTGGGGTTAACTTCTTACCCACTTGTTGAGATGCAAAATTGTAGATATCTTTAAAGACTTCAGAGGCTGGGCGTGCGGCGCCATTTGAACCTCTTACGCTAATACCAAAGGTGCGCAGAGTGTTAACGCTTTGGGCACTATTAAGACCAACAGCTGCCCGCATAGCAGACGAACCACTACCCGTTAAGTTGGATAGCTGCGATACCCCATTAAGGATTCCGCCGTACCCTGGTAAAGAGCCTGTTAACCCACCTTGTGAGCCTAACTGGATAGCCTGAAGGTAATCTGTAGGGCTATTGGCTTGCCCACCCCGCATGGCGGCTTGAGCGGCTGCTACGGGGTTGGCTACACCAGAGAAACGTGCTTGAGAGGTAAGAAGTTGAGTACTTAAGACATCCTGGACTCCAGGAAGGGCTTGTGCGGCACCCGCCGCTACTCCTGCAATTGTTGTGGCTGCTCGGGTAGCAAAGTTAGCAATAGAGGCTGCGCCCCCACCGCCTCCAGTGAATGTTCCAGAGGTAGTTAGGCTCCCACCAGCACCACCAGAGCCTCCGCCCATCTGAGGCATACCAAAGGCTTTTAATATAGCGTTTGCTTTTTGAAGCGTTATATCGAGTTCTTTATTAAATTTAACTTGTTTTGAGATGTTGGAGTCAATACTTTTAGATAACTTTTGACCAGATGGGATGCCCGTATCAGCCATGTTTATCCCCTCCTATATCTCAAGGCTCTTTCAAGCCAGTTATATCTTTCTCTAACAGACAAAGAGCGAATATCGCTCAATGTCCATCCAGAAAACTCTCTACTAATAATTTCGTATTCGTCTAAAAGTGTTTTGTACTCTTCATCACTGTAGGCGAAAGAGGGCTGCAAGACTAAGCGGTGTTTCTAACTCTTCACCACATGCCTGACAAGCCTTCTTCACCTCCCCAAGGCGTGGGCCTGGGTTTTTCTCTACAATCTCAGCAATAAGTTTTTCTCTATCGGCCATTCCCAAGTTAAGAACTAAAGAATTTCCTGTAGAAATTTTGCCATTAATTGATTGTACGCATCCAGCTAGTAGAACTGTTCCAAGCTCTGCTGTTGTTTTTTCTAATCCTTCTACTAGTTGCTTTTGTGTAACACCAGTAGGAAGTGCCATAACAGCTTCTCCAACTTTAGTTTTAGTGGTCCAAAGTCTGTCTTGAACTGGATTTTCAAGTTCTTTAACTGGAATGTCTTCTGATAGGTCAATAGCAAAAATTTGGTCTTCACCACATATACAAATTGCACGGTATTCAACAAGATTACCAAAAGTAGCTTGTCGAATAGCTAGCAATAGCGAATCCCTATCACCAGATAACATATCATCTAGAGTGTGTTTACCAATAGGTTCTTCTCCAATAGCTACTACGCCCCTTTGAAGAATTGTTGTTAAAGACTTTCCTAAAGAACCAGCACGAGAAATTGCTTCCTCATCTGCCCCCGTAAGTTCTCTAACTTCAGCAACTTTTGCAAGCACTCCCCCTGGAGAGATATACCCTCCAGGTAGGATTACTTCATTATCAGAAGGCGCTACGGTGGTTACCTCTACAGGTTCTTCCTTAAGCGCCTCTGAAATTGCTGATGATACTAACTTTGGGTCTGAACTGAGTGTTGTCACGATTTATGCTCCTTGTTTATTTTTTACTTAACTAAAGTAGTTGTGTCGCCAACAAATCCTGCAGATAGGCCCTCATGTACAAGTGTCATCTGTTCAAACAAGATGTTGTTATCCCCAGCGTTGAGGTCTGAATATTGTAGGGTAGTAATCCAGGCATTGTGAAGTTTGAAATGCATCTTTGCCTTAGTAACTAGGTCAGTAGCATCTTCAATAACTGCTGGGTGGTCTAATACGTAGATATCAACATTACAGCGGAAGTCCTGTCCAGAAGTAATGGCAACCCCTTCACCAGAGGCAGCAGCAAAAAGCTGACGCATCCAGATAAGGCCTTGAGTATTTGTTGTTAAAGTTCCACGCTGCAAAGTTACAGGTGAAAACGTTGTCATTCCAGGAATTTGGTGAATAGTGGTGTTGTAGCCACCTTCACGGTATGGAATTGACTGTGTATTAATAGCAAGCCCAGTGATGCTGGTAAATCCACCCGCTATAGTAGTAATAGCGGGGTTAGCAGCCGTTGGAGCGACATCCGTAGGACCGTGTGTAGTGCTATGGAATTCTACATAAAATTTAAAATTACGTAGAGGGTCTGTCGCAATGGACGCGAATCTTTGAATATTTGTTGCCATTTATTGGGCTCCTTACGCCACTGTGACGGTCACGCCGCCATCGAACTGACCGATATTGATTACTACAAACTCAGCTGGGCGTTGTAGTGCTACGCCTACCTGAATATTAACTTGACCAGCTTCTACTGTTGCAAGGGTGTTATTGGTTGTATCGCAAAGAACAAAGTACGCTTGTTCTGCAGATGCTCCACGAAGTCCACCTTGTTTCCAGAAGTTGTTTAAAAATCCGTTTACTGTTGCACTAATGCGACGGTATAGAACGGTGTCATTTGGCTCAAAGATTGCAAAGTTGGTAAGGTCTACCAATGCCTTCTCTAAGTAAATAAGTGAGCGACGAACTGGGACATACATTGACGCATATCCTGGTTGAAGTGTACGAGCGCCCATAACTACAATTCCAGAACCATTGATGTAACGAATGGCGTTTACTGGAGCAGTAGCTGAATTAAGTGCGTCAAGATTAGCATTTGTAAGAGCAGGAACTGATAAAGCCCCACCAATACGAACACCAAGGCCAGCAGGGGCTTTAAACACTCCACGTGATTTATCTGTTGCCACATACTTTCCAACAACAGCTCCGCCTGGATTTGCAGCAGCAATAACTGTTCCTTGTGTTGTATTTGTTGGGTCACTGATAGTAACTGGTGGGTAGTAAACAGCGCCAAAAGATGTTTGAGTGTATGAAGCAGCCAATGTAAGCTGGTTATCTACTGTGTCATTGATTGGGTCAATAACTACAAATACATCTGTGCGATTTAATGCATATGAAAGAAGGGTATTTACAGCAGTTGAGCTTGTTACGCCTGGTGCATTAAGAACAAGAGATTGCAGAACAGAATCAAAAGCGCTAACAGCAGTAGCAATATCTGTATCAGCAGGAACTGTTCCGTCTGCTCCTGAAGCAAGAGCTTGGTTTGCAATTACTGAGGGGTTACGAGTAACTCCTGTGGAGGACGCCCCAGCATCAACAGCTACAAGGTAGGCAGATTGTGAATTAATAACAGAAACTGCATAACGAGCATCTGTTGCTGTCATAGAGAGCGTTGTAAAAGTCTCAACCTTGTATGAAGCGCTTGTTCCTCCGCTATAAACGATAAGGTCAAAGTACCCTGTTGCTCCTGGAGAGTTTTGGATAGTAACGTTGATTCCATTACCCCAAATTCCTGGGTTTGTAGCAGAAAGTGTAAGTGTGTTTGCAGGTGAGCCTGCACGGTCTTGGAATGTGCGAGTAGATGCTGCGGGAGAACCCTTAGTCACACGTTGAACGTATGCTTGGTTACCGCCATTGGCAAAGTACAAAAATACAGCGATTGCAAGAGCATTATTTGTGCTCCAGCTACCGTACTTATTGATGTATTCACTCCATGAATTAACAAGTGTTGGTGTAAGAGGTCCACGAGCATTAGCGCCAATAAAAGCAGCTATGGATGTGGAATTAGCACCAACGATAGGAGCTACTGGATTCAGGGTTTCCTGAACGTATACTCCTGGACGTAGATATGACGGCATTTTTAATCTCCTTAAGTTAGGTGTGGAACAGGTGTTAGGCCAGCTGGTATATTCGTAGTAACTCGATTAATTTTGACAGTTTGTACGGTGTGTAGGGCATTGTTAGCATCGACGGGTGTCATTTCGCTAACAATTCTTACTGTGTAAACAGCCCGAAATAGGCGCTTACCATCCTCGATTTGGTCTCTCTTAAGAAACCCATCAAGAAACATATGGCGATATGCACTTTCTGTGTTTATCGCATTGGGGATTGGAAGACTTCCATACTGACTTGGAAACCTTTGTTGCATTTCAAAAAGCATAGCTCTGTCGTGTCTAGGGTGACGAGAGTAGGTTGTAATTTGATATACCAAGTCATAAGGAATAGGCATTGAGTATCTGTACATGACACCTGCTTGAGCAGCAACAGTTCCTCTATTATCGCTGTCATACATAATGCCAGAATTTTGGCGCTCATATGCTGGAAGAATGTCTAGTAACTCAACAACTACATAAGGGTATGACTGGGTACGAACTTCAACATCAGGATAACCAAACCAAACTTTAACAGGGCGAACTGGCGCCTTTTCATCAGCAACCGTCATTCCCTGTAAATAGTTTTTAAGGGCTGCATCTTCAGCAAGAATAAAGCTCAATTAAAAGCCCCCAATTCTGAGGCAACATCTTCAAAGGCTGATTCAAATATGTCATCTAAACCGTCTGTATGGCTACGAATAAAGCGCCTAATAACTGGGTTTGGTGCTTGCTCAAAGTTTCCATATTCAAGGTTTTGAACCTTGTCAGCAATACTATTTGGGTAGGCAAGGTATAAATTGCCGTCATTTTCTTCTACAGTCATTTGAAAGACAATATCTGCAGGCCAACCAGCGCTAAGAGCATCTTGACGAAAGTCTGGGGTAAGGCGTTCTGCCGCCTGTTTAAGTGCTTGAGCTGCAATCTTTTCGGTATTCATTTGCGTAATAACCGCCAAAGAGTTGCTGCGAGAATACCAGTTGCCAGTCTATGCGTATTAGGGGCAGATGAAAATGCGCCTTCAGCAAACTCTTTTTCAGAGGGCTTATC